CGTGATGACGATCAGTTTAACTACCGCATCCAAATTGCGTCTGACAGCATGGTAGCTATTGACCAAGCACAAGACCAAGCTGAAGGTGCGCAACTTATGTCTACGTGTGGTGAGTTTTTTAATCAGATGAAAGCTCTGATTGAGCAATACCCACCTTTGCTAGAGTTCTCGATACAGTTGTTCCAGAACGTAATCAAACGATTTAAGGGAGGAAAGGAGCTTGATGGCATCTTTACTAAAGCTCTTAAACAAGTCGGTGAAATCTCTGCGGCTCGCGAAGAGGCAGCTAAACAACCGCCTCCTCCGGATCCTAAGACGCTCGAAATACAGGGCCGAATGCAAATTGCGCAAATTGAGGCACAAGCTCGTTTGCAAGCTACGCAAATGGAAATGACTGATGCGCATGATAAAAATCTGATCAGTTACCAAGAAGCGCAGATGAAAATGCAACGTGAGCAGTTAGAGTCTCAGTTAAAGATTCAAGCACAGCAATTTAACGAGTATGTGAAGCAACAAGAGCTTGTACTTGCGCAACAAGAAGTGCAGGTAAAAGGAAACGCTGTTCAAGTAGACATGCTTAAAGTACAGGCAATGTCTGCAAGCGATGCTAATAAACAAGCTATACAGCAAGAAACTAATCGCATGGCTCAAATACTCGACATTCAAAAACTTGAATTGGAAAGTATGCGAGTGCGTTTAGCCGAGTCTGAAAAGCTTATGGAAGAGCGTAGACTGTCAGGTGAGCAAGAACTTGAGCGATTACGAATGGCAATGCAAACGATCCAGACAGCGCCAAAAACGGAATCGCAACCAGTTGTGATAAATAACATTATTCCGAAAGCATCAAGGCGAGTTGGTAAAGTTACGATGGATGAATTAGGTAACCCATCTATTGAACTTAATAACATTGATGACGAGGCATAGTTGTGGCTGACAACGTTGAGGTATCCAACAGTCCTACCAGTGTAAACCCTGATATCCCTGTTCGTACCATCGACAAAGGTGGCGAACAGGTACAGGTAGTCGCGGTAGACTACGGCGGTGCTGGCGCAGAGGATCTTACCGTTCCAGACTTTGCCACAGAAAACACTCTGCAAAGCATTAACGCTGCAATCGCTGGCGGCTTGTATTTCAACATCACAACTAACTCGGACATTCTTGGCGTCAGTGTCGGAGGCCGACGAAACAATGAGATTGAGTTAAGTTTCTTTGACTCGTTTGATAATAATCTTATCACCAACACTACTGCCGCTGGTGGTTCTGCAACCATATCAGGTGGCCATGCTCGATACCGCACGGGTGCTAACGTAAACGGTGCAGCAAGAGGCGAGACAGTTTACAAATGTAACTACCGTCCCGCACACGAAGAGTATGCGTTTTTTACAGCAGCATTTACGACTGGCGTTGCAAACTCCTTCCAGCGCATTGGTATATACGACACAAATAACGGTGCGTTCATTGGTTATGAAGGTGCCTCATTTGGCGTAACCCTTCGTTCTGCAACCGTTGATACCAGAATCGCAAGAGCAAGCTGGAATGGCGATCCTCTTGATGGTTCTGTTGGCTCAATCTTTACTCGCGCTGGTACACCAGAAGCTATTAACCTTACCTACTCAAATCTCTATCGTATACGTTTTGCTTGGCTTGGGTCTGCGTCATTTCTTTTTGAAGTTTTTAGTCCTGATGGGAAGTGGGTAACATTTCACACCATTCGCATACCTAACAGTCAGCTTGCACCTTCAATGGAAACACCTAATCTTCCAATGAAGATTGAGTGCGTAAAAAGTGCAGATGGCGTAACAGACCTTTCAATATACACAGCATGTTGGGCGGCTGGTACTACATCAGATTACAATCCAATTACTGAAACTCTGACGGATTACAGTCTAGCTAATCTTACTCGTGCTATTATTGCCGGACGTTCAAGCACTGGTGGTGGAACGTACTACAACGTAAAGGTTAATCCGTCTGGTTCGCTCATTACTGCTATTGGCGATATCACAGGCATTGTCGGCCAAAACACGATGGCAAACAGCTTGCCAGTAGCTATAGCAAGCAACCAAACTGCTGTGCCAATCTCTGATAATGGCGGGTCTATTACCGTTGACGGGACCGTTGCAGCTACTCAGTCTGGCACTTGGAATATTACTAATATTACTGGCACTGTTTCATTGCCTACTGGTGCTGCGACAGAATCAACTTTGTCTACCTTAAACGGCAAGGTGACCGCGTGTAATACCGGCGCTGTTACTATTTCCACAGCATTACCAGCAGGTACTAACAACATCGGCGATGTAGACGTTCTTACACTTCCAGACGTTGCTATTAAAACATACTCTTCAAGTGCAATAACAAGCGTAGTTTCTGCGGCTGTAAGCACTAGTATCTTAGCCAGTAACGCCAATCGTCGCATGGCAATTATGGTTAATGACACCGACAAGAACGCCTATGTAAAGCTTGGCGCAACGGCAAGCACGACCAGCTTTTCGTATAAGCTTACACCTGGCCAAACGTTAGAGCTTCCTGTGCCAGTGTATACTGGTGCCATTGATGCTATCTGGGATACCTCGCCTACGGGAAGCATGAGAGTAACGGAGATAAGCTAATGCCTGTCTTTGGTGGTGATACTCCCGTTGGCGCTGGAATGATTTGGTATACCAATACTGCTCCTGCCAATTGGCTTATATGCGATGGTAGTAGTCTCAATAGATCCGACTATCCCAAACTGTTTGATGTAATAGGCACGGCTTATGGAGCGCCAAGTGGAACTACTTTTAGTCTCCCAGACCTTCGCCAGCGATTCCCCATGGGTAAGGCTGCTAGTGGCACTGGAAATACACTTGCTGGAACAGGTGGCTCTGTAGACCATACTCATAGCGTACCAGCTCACTATCACGGGATGGGGACGGGAGCTGATCTTGCCGTTACTAATTCTCCTGCTGGCTACAGTGCATGGGGAGGATCTCTCACAACCACAGCTCCAAAAGGAGATACTTCGGCTGGTTCGTACACCGCACCAACTATTTCAGGTCGTATTGGTCTTGTTACAGGTGGCGTGGACGGCAACGCTGCCATGACTTCGGGAACGCAAAACCCACCTTACCTGGTAGTAAACTACATAATAAAAGCAGCATGAGCCTTTTACTCCTGCTAAACCCAAAGCAGTATGGCGGTGTAGTAGAAACTACAGACACGAGTGACATCCTTGACGTTTACCGAAAGCGCCGTAAAAAGCGGGAGGATGAACTACTAGAAGAAGAGATTGCCGCTCAGTTGCTCAAGGCACGGCAGGCCGATGTTGCAATACCAGCCACCGTAGACGTTATAAAGCTAGGTGCAATTCTTCGCGGAAAGATGTATGAAAACATAAAGCCAGACGAGGTACAGGGTTTAGAGCGCACCAAGCGTATTAAGCTGCTGTTGTTAGCCCTGGTGATGGATGACTGATGAGCAAATATAAACTGTTTCAATACTGTCCAGTTCAACAAAAAGTAGTCCCAATTGAAGAAGTTCAGAAAGAACGTTTTTGCAGGGACTTATTCATACAAGACGAGATGCCTCCCACGAGAAATCCGTTAAATCCTAAAGAAATATATACCAGCAAATCTAAGCTTCGCGCTGCTTATCGGGCCGCTGGAGCTGTTGAGGTTGGGGATGCTTACGACCGTGGGTATGTTCCTGAGAAGGAATCGCAACGGTCAGAGAAGCAACTTGTCGACAAAATGATGCGTAATTTACGGGAAAGATATGGCCGATAATAACTCAGAGATTGAAAGCACCGAAATTCAAGCAGAACGTTCAGCACCAGAGCGTTTGAGTATTCGTGATACCTTGCAACAACAACTTGAAAAAACAGAAGATTCCCAAGACCAAACTGAATCCCAGACAGAAGCAAGTGAGGAAAACGAGCAGGTTGAAAAGTCTGTCAAAGAAGTCATTGAGACACAGGAAAAACCAACTTTCTTGCCACCCGCAGATATGCGGAAAGAAGAAAAGGAGGCATTTCTCAATCCAACGCCAGACAATGCTCATATCTTACAATCCTACCTGAACCGTAGAGCATACGAAACCCGCGCCGATTACAGCCGAAAAATGGCTGAGGTTGAAGAGCTTCGGAAAAATACATCATCGGTATATGACACAATCAAACAGTATGAGCAGTCCTATGCCAAACAAGGTATTAGTCTGGGAGATATAGCTAAACGGTCCATTGCCTGGGACCAGGCTATGCAATCAAATCCATTGGAAACTGCTCGCGAATGGCTTGAATCCTATGGCTTGTCGTTAGAAGACTTTGCACGTACCAGTGAACCTCAACAAGTTTCACAAGATTACCTTACTAGGGCAGATGCCGAAAGAATAGCAGAGGAACGGATGCAAACGCTCATGCAGCAGCAAGAGCAAAAAGCCGTTGAGTATTATAACCAAAGGGTCGTAGAATCTTTCATGAATAGTAAACCCGTATTTCGGGACCCAGAAACAGCTTCGCAAATCGAAACTGATATGGCTCCGGTAGTGCAGGCACTAACAGGAACTGGCCGCTATAGCTCCCCAGAAGAAATCCTGGAAACTGCTTACAACTACGTTATTAACGGGAACCCTGCTTACTCCAGTCTGATTTCTAAAATGACTGCTAAGCCGGCGATACAAGAACAGAAGGCGGCGGTTCAAAAGGCCAAGGCCGCATCGAAATCCATATCTGGCTCCGCTGGTTCAGGGACTCCCAGGGTACAAACAAAAGACATACGGGATAATCTGCGACGGCGGCTCCAAGGCGGAGACTAGCCATTAGGTTATCCCGAAACTTATAAGGGATAACTAAAATGGCAAATTTAGAGGAAGCAGTAGTAGCGACCCTCTTTGATCAATCTGATGCAATCGCAGATGAGGTACTTCACCATAATCCGCTTTTGGCTTCGCTTGATGAGCAGGGTCTTATTCGTAAATTCTCCGGTGGATATGAGCTTCGTAAGCCGATCATGTACAATGATGCGGCTGTTGGTGGTTTCTACTCCGGTTTCTCATCTTTCAACCTTGATGCAATCGATGACGCTACTGCGTTCCGATTCGCTATCAAGCAGGTGTATGAGCCTGTAGCAATTTCTGGACGTGACCGACGCGCTAACCGTGACGAGGCCATGCTTCTTGACCTTGCTGAGATGAAGATGAAGGCAGCAATCGCTCGTCTTAAGAATACCGTTTCTACCTCGCTTCGCGGCGACGGAACAGGAAGCGGAGGACTTGAGTTTGATGGTATTAAGAAGGCAGTTTCGACTTCACCTTCCTCTGGTACCTATGGAACGATTGACCGTACTTCAAACACTTTTGCACGTAACCTTGCAGTAAACGTCACACTTTCTGCTTCAAACGTACAAGAGCAAATCACGGATGCAATCAGCCAGATCACTCGTGGTGATGAGCAGCCTGACCTTGGACTTATGGATCGTACTGCTTGGAAGTACCTTCATAGTTCTTTGACAGCAATTCAGCGTATTCAGCTTCCTGCAAAGAAGGCTGTAGCTGGATTCCGTGTTCTTCAGTATGACGGATGTGATTTCGTATTCGATGGTGGATACGGATCCTCTGTACTTGAGACAAACAGCTGCCGACTTCTCAACACCAAGTATTGGTCGTTTGATGTAGTTCGTGGCGCAGATTTCAAGCCGCTTGCTCCAGAGATGGCACGTCCTGTTGACCAGGATGCGTTCTTCACTGTGATCATTGTAGAGGGTAACCTCTGCTGTGCTGCTCCTGCGCTTCAGGCTGTTATTTACGCTTAATTAGGGAGGTAACAGAATATGTCAGGTTCAGGATCTTTTGGAGTTAATTATAAAAAAATATTCGATGCGACTACTGTACCTTCATTGCCAGCTAAACTTGGCGATGTAGGACACTCGCCAGAGGGTACTTTTATTTTCTGTAAAGCGGGAGAAGCTCTTACTCAATACGATTTCGTATCGATTAAGGACGACTTTTCTGTTCTTCAGATGGACAACACCGAGGCAGCTACAAAAGTTCGTTCTTTTGGTGCAGCTCAGGTAGCGGCAAGCACTAACGAGTACCTCTGGGTATGGGTTGGTGGAGTTGCTGGCGGTGGAAGCGGTAAGGGTATCAAAGGTCGTCTTATTAACTACACAGCTAAGAGTTCGGTATACACGACTGCAACTGGCGGCGTTTGTGATGACGCTTCTGGTGGATCGTTTGTACTGCTTCCTGGTGTGATTGGACTTACAACTGTTGGCGCTACAGCAGCCGCAGCCGAGCTTCAGTCTACTAGAACATTGTCGATCGACTAATCAAAAGCGGCTGGCTTGTATAGCAGCCGCAATTTAAGGAGATTATATGTCACTTCTTACAGATTTGATTGGGTTGGGATTGCCACCAGAGCAAGCAAATGTGTTGTCAACTTTTAGCATTACGTCGGCTCCTGCACTTTCATCGAGTGGAAGTTTGACTGCTACTGGCACGACAATTGCAGATGCTCTTGCTCTTACGTCTTTTATCAACCTTGTAGGCACCACTGCTGCTTCAACAGGAGTTAAACTTCCTGACGTGCAGATCGGTGGAATCGTGGTTGTACAAAATAATGGCGCAAATGCTCTCAACGTATTTCCGCAATCATCATTGGGAACACTTAACGGTGGGACTGCTGGTGCTGCGGTAACGTGTGCTGCTGCGGCTGGTAACATTTGTATCAAACGCTCATCGACAGATTGGCTTGTATACGTTGTTGCTAAGGAATCATAACAAATGGGGAGGCTTGTATAGCTCCCCACATTTTATTGGTGATTTATGCCACCAAAAAGCGTTTCATTATCTTCCATTGTGAGAACAACTGAAGATAAAGACTTGTTAAAGTATGACGATGTAAACCTAGCTAAAATTGCTAAGTTCATCGGGCAAGATTCTTTAGATCAGGTTTTAGAAGGTTATAAATCAAAACAATCATTTACGATTTCTGATGTATTAAAACGGTTAGGTATAAACCCTAGAGAAATAGACGTTGATACATCAGCAGTTTTAGGAAAGGAATAAGTAACCATGCCAGATTTTACACCCTCTAATCCTACAGCTCTCTTCTCTGCTCGCAGGCTTGCGGCTGTTACCCCATCAGATTCAACAGACCTTACAGGCGTTAGAGCTTTGTGGGTCGGTGGAACAGGGAATCTCGTACTAAAAGGCGTTGATGATTCGTCGTCTGTTACTCTTGTTATTCCTAATGCTGGCGTACTGATTCCAGTATTTGTTGCAAGAGTTATGGCGGCAACAACGGCAACATCCATTGTTGCGCTATATTAGTTTAGGATTACTAATGCTTGTTGGAATTGGCGGTGTAGCCTTAACATCGGCGGTTAGAGGTGGAGCGGCACAGTTTGACCCTAAGACGGTTACCGGCCTTGTGGCGTGGTATAAGTCTGACGCTGGTGTTCTTGATGCGTCCGACAATGTAATTACGGTCGATAATACCAAGATTAAAACTTGGCAGGACCAGAGCGGTAACGGCAAGCATTTGGTACAAGCAACTGTTGGCAATCAACCTGCATGGAGAAACGCAGCTAACGGAATCAATGGAGTCCCTGCTGTATTTTTTACAGGTTCAGCAACTAACTACTTAGTTAGTTCTACTTTCGGCCTAAGCAGTTATACCGTTTTCTTTGTGCAAAAACTTTCTACTGATAGCATATTTTACGAACATGGAAATGCTGCTACGGGAGATGGGCAATTTTCATATACAAGTCAAAATCCTTCCATGTATGTAAGAAAGGGAGCATTGGTAAACGGCAAAGATTCTAGCATTGGATGGGGTAGCGGCAACGTGCTCCTACAATGGAATGGTCGATACGCTGGAACAAGTGTCACGCATACAATGCGTAAGAATGGGATAGATCAGACATTGACAGTACGAAATGCCGGCGACCCTGGCACTGCTACAACCACTGCCGCTTTAACTCTTGGCGCTCGTGCCAGCGCCGCAGCTCCCGCTACTGGATTTATTGCCGAAGCATTGTTTTATAACGCTGCATTATCGGCTGGCGATATTACCAATATAGAAGCATACCTCAAGAAGAAGTGGGGCACTCCTTAATGGCTATGTCTACATTACAGCAATTCAGTATATATTCTCCTGTAAAGGCCAAACTTTTATAAGGAGAATTATGGCACAAATTGACTGGAACAGTTTAATGAACGGTCAGGCACAACAGAAAAAACGTTACTCTGGTGCCAATGTAAAGTTTTTCAATGCTTACAATGAAAACAGAGAAAAGTCGTTGAAAGAAGGTCGACCAATTTTTGACGAGATACCTTCAATATCAATTCAATGGCCTGGTGGTGATGAGACTGTTCGCCGAATTGAACCCCAGGATATCCAGGAATATCCAGAACAATATAAAGCGTTTTCTATTGGTAACGAGCCTATTGAAAGCGGAACCCCACTTGTGGAGTGGCCACCAATCAACGGTTCTGCGGTGCGCGAGCTTCAATACATTGGATTCAAAACAGTTGAGCAGTTAGCAGAAGCAAATGACAGCTTGCGGTCAAAACTTGGTCCACTCTTTAAGTTTGTAAAGATGGCCAAAGATTGGTTGGATGCTGCACATTCATCACAGAATGATGTTGTTGGGCTTCGACAGCTATTAGAGCGTGAACAGAAGCGTACTGCCAAACTTGAGCACCAGCTCGAAATACTCATGCAGAGGGTTGAAGCCAATGAAGGCACAGACTTGCGTGGTGTTAGAAAGGAGGTGATCCGAGAATCTGAGGTCGAAGATGAGATCGCGGATGAGCCTGTTGAGGATGCGCCAAAGCGAAGAGGTAGACCAAGAAAAGTATGAGTTTAGCGACGATTGTTCAGAATGTAGCAAATGAGTGTGGCTATACCGTTGAGTCAAATGTAGTCACATCCACAGAGACTACAACTAAACAGTTGTTAGCTATTACACAGCGTATCAACAGAGACATTTTCGAGGCTTATCCTTGGCCTAAATGTTATGCGTCTGGAAGTATTACTCTAGTCGGAGGGCAAGCGACGTATGCCTTGCCTTCCGCCTTTTCTTGGTATCAATACGAAACGTTCTGGAATAGCTCAACGCGTTGGCGAATCCTTGGGCCAATGAGCGAGCAGGAATATGGTGAAATCAGAGGGTTTGGACTCAATACGACGGTGTATCAGAGGATGCAGATCCGTGGCATTACCAATACTGAACTTCTTATTAGTCCGACTCCTGGAGCTAATAATAATGGTAACGTTATTGTTTTTGAGTATATCGCTGATCGAAGTGTTAAGCCAAAAACTTGGACTACTGCAACAGCCTTTACTGCAAACTCCTACTGTTTCTACAATGGAAACTATTACGTTACCACTGCCGGTGGAACAACAGGAGCGACTCCGCCTACTCATACCTCCGGTTCAGTTTCAGATGGTGGCGTAACCTGGGATTATTATAACGGTTCTTACAGTACGTTTCTTGCCGACACTGACGTTAGCGTTTTCAACGAAAAATTAGTGGAACAGGGCGTTTTGGAACGATTTGCCGAAATTCATGGATTAACTGGCGTTAAACCACGCTTTGATATGCAGTTACATGAAGAGTACAGCAGAGATAATCCTGGTAAAATAATTTATGCTGGCGGGCATACTCGTGCAGAGTTGTTTGCACGTAGTGGTACCGCTGTATTTGGGACGTGGATCTAATGGCTATTGCAGGACCAACAACACAAACAGACCCAGAACTTACATATCGCGATCCTCAAGCGTACATAGCTTACTTGCGGACGCAAAGGATTCCTCCGCAGCAAATTTATCAAATGGTGACGGATCGTTTTGGTGTGCCAAAAACTCCAGAACAACAGGCTAAGGATCGCGCTTCTGCTGCTCAACAAGCTGGACTAGCACAAACTGGTGGAGCAATTGCCGGTACTTTAGGCACTGGATATTTGCTTTCTCAAATGGGAGGTGGCTCAGCTCTTGCTACACCTACTTTACTTGGAGCTACGAAGGTTGGAGCAGGCGCTACTGGAGCCGCAACAGCAGGAACGGGAGCTGCCGCTGCACCAACAACAGCAGGAGCTTCTACTCTTGGCTCTGTAGGTAGCGTTGCTGGGCCAGTCGCCGCAATAGTAGCCGGGCTTTCCGAAACCTGGGAAAGCGGCATGAAAGATATTATTCGTGGCAGAGGAACCCGTGAAGATTATACAAATATGGGCGTAAATGCCATTACTGGCGTTGGCCCCAATCTTGCCCTTCGATGGCTTGGCAAGCGTTCCATTGGCAAAATGATGACCACTGGCAAATCAGACGCTCAATTACAACGTGATGACTTCCGTGGCCTGCTTAAAGAAACAGGCGTTGCCAATAAGAACTATGAAGTTAGTCTAGCCGATGGTTCAAAATTTAACATCGGGCTTGATGGCAAAACTCGCTACACAAACGTCGGCGAGAATATTGATGGAAAGACTACACGACAAGCATGGGATGTTGATTTTAGCAATCCATTAGCCAAGTTTGCTACCGATCAAATTGATCCGATGATTCGTAGCATTTATGCAGAAGCACCAACAGGAGTAAAGCCTGAGCAGTATACAGGCATGCTGGTGAACGCGGTTACATCGAATGCCAAGTCACAGCAGGATGTGCAAAACAACATCCAGGCCATGCTTGGTAAGTCTACGTTTGCTCAAAAGGCTGGCCTTGGCGTTCAGGGACCAACAGCGCCAGTACAGCGACCGGCAAAGGGTGAAGTTGTGCGAGTATCTCCAGGCATGTACATGAATGATAAAGGCCGCGTCGGCCCAGCTAAGAGTGTTCGAGAATCACTACGTGCAAATTACAATGCAGGAAAAGGAAAGTAATATGGCTAAAGGCGCGTTGACAAAAAGTCCTAAAACTGGCGGCAAAGTATACGCTGGTGGTTCACCAAATTTTGATGAAAGAACAGGACGACGAACAGGGTTACCATCTGGCTCTGAGCGATTGAGTCCTGGAGTATATCGAGCGCCTGACGGCGGATTGGTGACTGGAGCCGGTCGCGCCATTCCTCGACCACAAACAACAAGTCGTCCAGCTTTAGCAAATGCAGCAATGCAAGGTGTAGCTCCTGGATTATCGGCAGCACTTGGCTCTCAAAAACAACCACAAACTGCTCAGCCAATGATGCAGGCACCTCAAAATCAAATATATCAATTGCCGCAAGGTCAGCGTTTTTCTGAAAATATGGCGCAACAAATTGCACAATATGCTGCCCAAAACCCACCATCGCAACCTGTTGACATGCAAAAGCCATGGATGAATGCTGCGATGCCTACCATGCCTTCGGTTCCTCAGCGACCATCTTTTTTCGATTTGGCAAGGATGAATGCACAGCAGCAACAACAGACTATGCAGCCAACACAGCCACAGCAACCAATGGAAATGCCTTCTAATGGTCAACTAACACCTGAACAGATAGCACAATTAATGGGACGGTATACCGCTTAATGGCTTTTGAAGGTTTCACAATGTCACCGCCTTATGGCGGGTTGGATCTGGTAAGTCCAGTTGATAACATGGACCCAGCTTACGCCTTGGAACTTGTTAACGTGTTCCCTGGAGCCGGCGCGCCAACTGTCCGATTAGGATATGCAGAGTTTGCAGATACTTTGTCGAGTTCTGCCATTAAATTTATGGCACCGCTTAATTTAGCGGACGGCACAACACAATTAATTGTTGGTACATCTTCCAAGCTATATTCGATTAGCTCTTCCGGCATATCTACAGACATTACGGGAGCGGCCACGATCTCAACTGGTGATTGGCAATCCGTTATTTATTCTAATAAGCTTTATCTTTGTAACGGAGCGGATGCACCGTTAGTTTATACAGGCACAGGTACGGTAAGCACTACCACGTTTACTGGTCCTTCATCGATGACCAGTTTAATAAACGTCACAGCTCATAAAGAACGGCTTTATTTCGTTGAGGCTGGAACTGCAAAGGTTTGGTATGGCGGTCTGCAAGTAACTGGCACTGGTGGTACACCAGCTCTGACTTCGTTTGATTTCCAATATGTTTTTAATCGCGGTGGTTTTCTTGTAGGTATCGGAAGTTTTAGTCAAAGCACTAACGTTGCCTCGCAGGATTACTTTTATGCGTGTAGCTCAGAAGGCGAAGTTGTTTTCTATAGTGGTAACTACGCTGGAGACCCTACAACTTGGGGATTAGTAGGTCGATACTACATTGGTAAGCCGCTCGGTTATCGGGCATTTGTTCGATACAACAATGATGTGTGGGCATTAACTGCTCAAGGAATTGTGCCATTATCTGGGTTAATTCAATCTGATCCAGAAGCAGCTCTCAATCTGGTAAGTGCTAAAATTAACCCTCTGATAACAGAGTATGCAACCACCACACCTTTTGATCATGAGTGGACTGGGTTTTTTTGGCCGCAAGGACGTAGGGTTTACATCTCTGTTCCTGTATCGGGTTCAGGCTGTAAGTTTTTAGTTTACAGTATCGACACGAAAGGTTGGACACTTTTTCAGCTGTTTGATGATAACCATAGTCTATCTAGTTGTGTGTTCAATAATCTGCCCTACTACGGATCTTCGATGGGCATTGTATGGAAAGGCGAAACAGGTCAGGCCGATGCGACCACAACTACTTCCAGCCAAAGTATTATGTTCAGCGGCAGAACAGCTTTTAGCTTCTATAACTCGCGTGGAAACTACAAAGCCTTTAAGGATATTCGACCGTTAATGCGGACGAAACGCGGCATTACCTTGTCGCTTGGATTAGATGTCGATTTCAAACGAGCGCAGACAGTCGCAAGCGTAGTAACTCCATCAGGCACTTTTACGCCGTGGGGTAGCACTGGAGGGAGTCCGACGTACACACCATGGGGCAGTCCTTGGTCTGCCGACTTAGAATATGTGTTTGATAGGTTTGCGGCAAAAGGGCAGGGCCATTGTGCTGCCGTTCGATTTGGTGGGTCTATAAAAAACTCAACTTTGCAAATACTAGGCTTTGAAATACGATTCGACATGGGTGGACAGGTATAATTATGGCTAAAAAAACCTCAAGCAAAGGCGCACTTTCAAAGGATCCAGGCACAAAGAATGCTGCTCCTTTTGATGCTGCTCGCACACAACGACGCGTGGATTATTTAAAGCGTGTACGTCCTAACGATCCTGAAATCAGAAAACTACAAGGACAGATTAAAAAATTTGGTGCTGCAACAACTGAAACTCCTGCACCTACACCCTCACCGACTCAAGGTGAACGAGTAGCGGAAACGTCCGGTAATGTATTTGAAAAAATGGCTGGGTACGCACAACAATTTGACCCACGAACATTTCAAACACAATATGAGCCAATTTATTCAGCCGAAATGGATCGAGCTAGGCAAAATATCCTTGGTCAGTTTGAACGACGAAATGCTGAAGAATTTGAGCGTCAAAATATAGATACACAGCGACAGATTGCAGAGCGTGGACTTGATCCAAATAGCCCTGCGGCTCAAGCACTTATGAAGCAAAATACACAGCGTCAAGACCTTGCACGGCAAGAAGCTTTGAGTGCGGCTGAAAGCGCAGCACAGGGCGTACAACAGCAAATATATGGTCAAGCTACCGGAACAGCGTTGTTACCAGGTCAAGTGGCTGGGCAGTACATGGATCCATACACTCTTCAACAGCAACAACAGTTTGCTGGACAACAACAACAGACTCAATTTGAGCAACAAAAAGCACTTGCTGCACAACAACAAAAATATGCTCTTGAGCAAATTGCCAAGACCCCACGAGGCGGCGGCGGTGGCGGACAGCAACCAGATTATTATGCTCAATACGCGCTTGGTTCTTTAGGACAGGGATACGCGCAACAGCAACCACAAGTTAATCCGTGGGCTGCTGGCGCGCAAGGATTCTTGCAAGGTGTCGGGATGAGGGTAGGGCAGAAAATAGGATAAAAAATGGCTGGCGAAGATTTATACGGTGCTCTAAGTGGATTGCAATATAACCCTATGGAAACGCCGTGGGGCACAGCTGCCGGCGCATTAGCTACTAGCGCCCCAAATCTGATTAATCCTTACGGCAGCACTGGTCAAGCATTAGGTATTGCATTAGGTAGTACCCTTTTGACCTCTCTCCTTGGTTATCAGGCTCGCCAAGAAGCGGCTGAGCAATCTCTGCAAGCAGCGCGGCTTGGCACCTCTTTACTAGGCGCAACGACTCCACAGGAACGTCTGAGCATTATAGAGAGCGCACCAGACGCTATGATGCAAAACAAACTTTTGGGTGTTAATACTCAGTTACTTGCTCAAGAACGATTAGTAAATGCTTTGCGACAACAGAAGCAAGCAGAAGCACCATTTGAGGTTGACATTAAACGAGCGCAAGAACTTGGGGTATCTCTTCCAGCTCTTGCCGAAATGGACAAACAAAGGAGCGCAAGACGAGCTACTATTTTAGCTCAAACTGCTCCATCAGTTGGAACAGCAATGCCAAGCGGAGCAACTGATATATTAAGTAAACCTGAAACTTATGAATATTTGACAAAGCCAGAGCGAGAGGCGTTAAAATTCAAACAAGAAGCAGAAGTTAAAAAACAAGAACAAGTTGATGCGCTTCGCAAAGAATTTTCTGCCTTACCAGAAGTAAAAAATTACTCATTGATTGATACTGCGGCAAAGGTGGTTACCCAAGCTGTTAAAGACCCAAGTTCAGTTGCTACTCAAGAGTTAGTACGAAGAGCTGTGCAACTCATTGAACCTGGAATGGCTGTTCGTGAAGGCGAGCAAGCCGCTATCATGGCGAGTCAAAGTATTCCCGACCAACTAAAGGGTGAACTTTCAAGAGCGTTTGCTGGCGAAGGTGGATTGTCTGAACCAACACGTCAAGGCATTCTTCGTATTGCTGAAAGAGCATACAGCACACAAGCAGACCGTTACAAAGTAACAAAAGATTACTATGAAGGGTTAGCTAAAGAACGAAATTTGCCAAGCAAAGCAATTTCGTATCTTGGAGATGCGCCAACTTGGGAAAGCATTACAAGCAAAGATACAACAACATCCAAGCAGGACTTACTCAACAACATCCTACAAGAAATGAAAGGAACAACTGATCCTGCTAAAATTGCGGAACTTAAACAACGTGCGGCTGATATTTATAAGGCTCCGTAATGGCAACAGAACAGGAGTTGTTTCAACAAATTCAGTCTTACTCAATACCGTCTACCGCGATAGACGAATCGCCAGCTATTCAAGCTCAATTAGCAAACGTACAAGCTGCTAAACAAGCAACACAAGAAGCGCAAGCAAAGGTTAACAGATACGATCAACTTGCTGCGGCTTTAAGTGGTGTTTCTCAAGGATTAAGTTTCAGCTTTGCAGATGAAGCAGCCGCTAAATTACGAAGTTTGACTGGAGGGCAATCCTACGAGCAAGAGTTAGCTGATGAAGCTAGAATGCGAGAACAAGTAATTGCCAATGCGCCAAAAACTGCCTTAGGTACTGAGGTTATAAGTAGTTTAGCTCCCGCCTTGTTGGGTGCTGGCGTTACCGCACCAGGATTAGCATCACGTCTATTATTAGGTGCAACGGGCAAGACTGCCCCAACAGTCGCTCAATTGGCTGGCATTGGCGCGGTACAGGGTGGATTAGTTGGAGCTGGCAAAGCAGCGCCAGAAGAGAGAGTTGCCGGCGGTGTTTTAGGTGCTGGTTTTGGTGCTGGTGCCGGTGCAGTGCTGGGCAAGGTTGGTCAATCTTTGTCTGAATATTTGACTCAACCGTTCTACACAGCGACATTACAAGGCGAGCGCGGTGCTATTGGATTGGGTGGCAAAGCTCAATACACACCTGAAGAATTTCAACTAGCTAAAATTCTTTCGCAGACTCAACCAGGAACGGTCAAAGATGCAGAAATAGCTTTAATGAGAGCTGGGGAACTTGGGAAGCCTGTCTTTATTCCGGAAGCTGTTCAATCCCCAAGTTTGTTTCAAGAAGCTAAATTTATTGCAAACTATCCAGCTAGTGTAGAGATTGCAAAAACCGCTATTGAGCAAAGGGCACTAGAAGCAACCAACCGTATCACACAAAGTCTGGATGTTATTAATCCTCAACGGAATGTCACAGCCGGTGCTAACAAACTTGTACAGGGTGCCAAAACATTACTTGATGATTTAGGAATAGCTCGTAAAGAAGCAACACGCGGCTTGTATGAAGCTGCTTTTGAAAAAACACCAGAACTCGTAGATCCAAATAGTGTTAGGTTGATTGCTGAAAACCCTCGCATTCAAGAAGCAATTAAAGCTGTTCGTAAAGAGTTACCAGAATTAGTGCAATTACCCGATACAAGCATTGAGGTGCTGCATCAGGCGCAACAATATTTAAGTGGTAAGGCTCAAGCCGTTAAAAACAAATTTACGGCTGGTAAAATTAAAGACGCTCGCTCTGAGTTAATGAAAGCAATCAAATCAGAATCTTCTGAGTACGAGCAAGCAACAAACATTTTTGCTCAAATGTCTAAAGGTTTAACAGCGAAGGAGCAAAGCAAAATTGGATTTCTTGCTAATGTAAGTCCTGACAAGCCCGGGACCATCGGAAAAGTTTTTGCATTGGACGCTGATACAATCGCAAGCTTGCGTGATGATTTTAGTGCTGCTGGGAAGCTTGAGGAGTGGGAATCTGGTGTACGGTCGTATTTGCAACGTGCTGTAGAAATTGCACCGGATGAGCGTAATCCTATAAACAAAATTATTGGTTCTCCCGCTCTCAAAGACAAATTAAAAGCCGCTCTTGGCGATAAGTATGATGCTGTTATTGAGCCATTGACCGTAGAACAAACAATTCTTAAAGGGCAAAGAGAGTATTTTGCTGGTTCTCCGACGGCACCTTTACTGCAACGGGAACAAGCTGTAGCCGAAAGTTTGTCCGCTATACAAAAAGCAATGAAGTTTGCAAAAGACCCTATTAATGAGGGTGGCAAAATGTTGCAAAAGGCTTTAGGCGGCGGTCGTAATCCAGAGTTTTATGAAAACTACGCGAAGTTGTTATTTTCGGCACCTGAACAGGGACTAGAAACAATCGGGCGAGTTAGTAAATTGGCTGAAGGCTTACGTGCTGCCAGAGCGACTGGCGAGAAAGCGGGTGCTGTGATTGGCACTACAGCTGGAAGAGAGCCGGCCACAGCTTTCAAGGCAATCGAAGAAGCCAAAAAAAGTAACAAGCCTAAATTACTTGGCGTTACTGGTGCTGCTACCGCTATTGGCACTACTCCGGAAATTGATGACTTATTCAATCAAATTAATAGCTATGAAGTCAGTAGTAAAAAAGAAGTTAAGTCATCGGGCTCAGAAACACCGACTAAATTTTCCAAGCAAAACATCAGCGCATTGATTGCAGAGCAGCCACCAATCATTCAAGCGATCATTAAAACGGAATCCTCTGGCAAGCCAAAAGCTGTTAGCAGTAAAGGTGCGCAAGGATTGATGCAGCTTATGCCTGCAACAGCAAAGGATCTTGGAATTGATCCAACAGATCCTGTGCAAAACATAGAGGGTGGCACACGTTACTTTGATCAGATGAAGAAGCAGTTTGGCGATATTAAACTTGCACTTGCTGCTTACAATTGGGGTCCAGGCAACTTGAGCAAAGCAAAAGCAAAGGTTGAATCAAAAGGCCAAAAAGCTACGTGGGAAAACATCTTAAAATATACGACTGTCCCACAAGAAACAGAAGATTACGTCAATAAAGTTACAAGTTTAGTGTAGAGGATATATGGGTTGGAGCGGCGGAACGTACACAAAGGGTAACAGCGCAACAGGCGGTTGGACTGGGGACGCATCTTTAGGCATTGGTATTGAGGCAGGACGTCACGATACGCAAGACAATGACTTTGCGAGTGGCATTAACAACTGTCTTGCGAAAGATGGTCAAAATGCCATGACTGGCAACCTTAACCTTGGAAGCACTAATCGCGTTGTTAACGTTGCTTCTGCAACGGCACGAACAGATGCGCCAACAGTAGCTCAAGTGCAAGACGGATCATTTATTTGGTTAAGCACGACCAGCGGAAGTGCTAATGCTCAAACAGCGAACGCGACACCGGCAATTACTGCATATACCGCTGGGCAAAAGTTTAGGTTCAAAGCTGGATTTACAAATACAGGCGCTACCACGTTGCAAATCAACGGTATAGCTGGTCCTAAAAACATCTTTGATATCGCGACCAACGCTGCTTTGCGTTCCGACCAAATTTTGGTCAATTACATTTATGAAGTAATTTATGATGGCACTCAGTTTGTTCTGTTGGAGCCTAATCGCAATTGGATTTCTTACACACCAACAATAACTCAAGGCTCAGCAGTTGCTAAAACTGTAGGATATGCAAAATACCGCATTGATGGAAATACCTGTCATGTACAAGTGAGCGTAACTTTAACAGCTGCCGGCGGCGCTGGTAGTGTGATCCAAGTTAGCTTGCCAATTAGCTCTAGTTCAGCTGTTTATAGGAATGTAGGTAGTGCTTCTATTTATCGCGCTGCCGTTACCACCTACTTAATATCTGCCGCATTTTTTGACGCCGTTGCCTCTTCATATGTTGTTTTTGCTACGACAACTAGCACGACAAACTTTGTCGGTGGTTCGCCAAGCTTTGCTCTCGCCAACAATGACGCAATAACTTTTAATATCAGCTACGAGATATAATATGAACTGGCAAGATTTTGTTTCTGTCCTCGATGTTGCTCCAGAGCCTTCTGATTCCGTTTTGCTTTCCCGTATCAGAGAATGGCGAAACGCAGAATTAGCTGTTACTGATTACACCCAGTTGCCGGATGCGCCTGGGACTGGCGATAACAAATGGTCTTGGGCTTTATATAGGCAAGAGTTGCGAGACATGTTGAACCAAGGCACCCCAGTAAAAGAGATTGTATTTCCTGTTCGACCAGCATGAAACAATTAAGGCTAGTCAGAGTTACAGAGCACAACGGCGCTACGTTTGGTGTGCTTTGTATTGAAGACGCGCCTGAGTTTGTAACATTAGAAGATGCGTGGCGAGACAATGAAACCAACATTAGTTGTATTCCGCAAGGTAGATACAAAGTAATCCGACACAAAAGTCCACGGTTCGGTATTGTGTACAAGGTGTGCGATGTTCCAAATCGAGAACACATCCTGATTCACGCTGGCAATACCCATAAGGATACACATGGATGTATCTTACTTGGGATGCAATACGGTAAAGTCGACAAAGAATCTGCTGTCCTTGCAAGCCGCTCTGCTTTTTTGCAGTTCATGGAAAAAATGGGAGACACTCCAGAAGCAACATTGATTATCATTGATGCTTACGGCGGAGGTCGTGTCCATTGACAGAGCAAGATTTTACACAATTTAAAACATGGCTGGATTTAGTCGTTAAAGCAATCATTGGCATTGTCATATCCATTGTTGGTATGGATTACCGAGCGGTGAAAAATAGTTTGCGAGAACTAGAAGAAAGCAAATACCGCGTAAGTATGGAAGTACAAATTATTCAAGCCGAGCTAAATCACATAAAAAATCAAATGGATCGAATCGATAAAAAACTGGACAAGGTTTTAGAGAGATGAACCTACAAAGCGTAGTGCGATTGACGTTACTATTATGGTTCGTTTTAGCACTTACGCTTGAAGCAAAAGCACAAGGCGCTAGCTATCTTAGCCTGTGTAGTCCTACTACGGATTGTCATGCTGTTAAACGCACCTGGCGCGGTCAACCGACGATTATAACTGGTTGGTTAGAGCAAACGTTTGGTGCTGAATGTAAATGCGCTGATGAGCTTTTACGAAGCCGTAAGCAGAAAGTAATCAGAGTGCATCTCATGAATTCGGTTTGCATGCGAAACAAGCGATGCGGGCAGTATGAGTTATTGCATGGGGAAACGATTCACTCAGCCAATAACAAGATCCATAGGCAGAATCGTCAATTTATGCGTCGTTATGATCGTGTAGTACGTCGGTTTAAAAACAGATTAACAAGAGCGACTGGCAATGTGCAGTGTTACGTGTCGCCGTGTCTTGAGTGTGATTTAGATGGAAAAGCTCGAAGAATACTTGCCACTCGTGTATCTGCTGCTTTGCCTGATTGTAACATTGTGGATAATCCTTTGCGATCCGCCTGTTTGCCAGAATATATCTGTGAGAAGCATGGAACTAATCCTACACTATCTGCGCCATGTATAGTGGATCTCGATGGTATCGATGGTTCCTACATTAACGTTGACAAGTACGCTCTGCGTTATCGACACTGTGATATATCCTACTATTGGGAACCGTGGATGAATTGCATACGCGGGTCGTTTATTGATCCTCGCAAGCGAGATTGTAAATACGATAGTAGTTTGTATGACTATACCAAAGGAGTCTTATGCCATTCTTTCTTGGGTCAATCCTTCGACACCTGCTCACATTAGCCGCTGGTGGTTTGTTAGGACTTGGAGTTGCTGAAGATGACGCGCACAATCTTGTAAAAGCCGCTGAACCTGTCGTAGGTGGCGTAGTTCTTTACGGTGTTTCGCAAGCTTGGTCTTTAGTGGATAGCAAAAAGAAGCGTTAAACGTCGGTCGTTAGGCGGTAACGTTTAGTTCGGAGAGAGCTTTCCTGTAGTGCTGGGGTTGCGCTATCAGCATTAGTGTTTTCTTCGATGTATTTGACGATGATGTTAAATCGGTTTTGTTGACGTATCTGATCTAACTGTAACTTGAACTGTTCTTTAGCTTGTTTGCGCATTGCCTCTGCCATGCTTTCATCATCATGGTACAATTCGCGCATTAAATAACTTAGGTTAAACGGGCGCGGATATTTATCAAACAAAAACCAACGAAGTCGAGCGAATTCTCCGATTGTTTTGCGATACATCACGTTTTTGCGATCCATTTGATCTAAGTGAAACGTCTTCTTAACTGACGGCTGCGGTAACTTTTCAAGATAATCAAAAAAGAAACAGTAGTCCTTTAAGGCTCTTTCAATCACAGCAAGCCACAAAGTTCGTTCTGGAATATATAGAGAACTTTGTTCTTCATCGATGTTTGCGATTCTATCTTTTGACATCTTTTACCAACGCAATCCAATCTTCCAAGTACATCGTGACAAGCCATGGTTTATGATTTCTCCGGTGCATCACTGTCGGTGTTTTATCATGGCAGTCGCGCAATGCTTGATCCATTGCATTATCAACGTTTAGTTTTTCTACACGCTTGCATTCGATGTGAAACTGATCTAGCTCAGTGCATACAACGTCCGAGTCACCTGCCATACCGCAGAATTGTTGAGTGCGCCTAGCTTGAAAGCCATGTTCTTTGAGTTTGTTGGCTAATTCTCTTTCGCCAGCCGAACCTTTTTGCTTACTGTTTGTCATGCTTTTTGTATGAGATTGTGAAATTGAGTAAGCAGTGCTGGCAATTTTGGGGTACTTTCGCCAAAACGTTTGATTACTTTTTTGCAAAACTCTTCTGGACTATCACAGCAAATAAGTTCCGCATCTTTTCCCGCGGCCATTGTAACTAAAAACTTTCGGCGACGATAATACTTTTCTGCTAACTCTAGTTTGATTCCTTCTACAATCTCTTGTTTGGAGTGATTGTTAATTCTTCGAATCCCGTCCAGAATTTTGCGAAGTGCTACTGGATTATCAAATTCAAATTTAAGGTTAATGGGATGGTATTCGACAAACACACCGTTAACATAGAAATCAATTACCTTACTATGCCCGACTCCTACCTGAAATGTTTGTCCATTTTTCAGTTCAAAACCACGCACATATCGTTCAAGCAACATCCCGCAGGCATATTCTGATTTCGAAGCAAAGGTAATCGGTGTATCTGGTATGTGTGGGAGGCGATGTATAAAGTCCCGCGATGGTTCCATGCTTTGATCGTAAGCCACCATCGTATTTTAGCCTATTAGTAATAAGTTTCGTTTGTGTTAGCTACGGACCAGCGGTTACAATCTTCAGCTCGCCAGACGGTATCAATGGTTTTGTATTTTTTACTGGCTGCGTCTGGTTGGTTTCCAATAAAGAAAGCATCTTTAAAAAGGATACGGTTGGTAGGCATACAACAGAGCCGTCCATCATCGAGCATAATGATGTGCCCACATTTATTTTGGTCGACCTGAAGCAAGAAGCCAGACTCACAATCAGAATCAGGTAGCCAATCAACTGTACAGTAATAGGTACCTTGTACAACCGATTTATCTTTAAGCACCACATCACATTGATAGTCTCGTAAAAGGTCTAAAACGCTTACTACAGGCTTGTAACTGTAGCAGTCCCATAGCTGCAAGTCGTCTAAACTTGTTGTCTCTACGGTAGGCGTATCGTGCAACAACCAGTGTAACGGAATATGCCGGAAGTGAGCACCGGATCTAAGCAATACATGAAAGTGTAGGGCCCTGCCTTTGTACGACTGAATCGCGAAAGCATACCCTTCTTCGAAGCCTTGTGCTGTTTCGTCTTGAGTGAGGAAACGAGAGGGTATCAAGCATTTGAATGGGGGTATGTTTGCGTTCATTTACCAAGCCTTACATGACCAGTATCGAGCTTTTGTTTTCGGGCCAGGGTTTTCACAGTTGTGCCTAGCTCTAAAACTCTTTCGTCGTGCTGGTTCGTTTTTGCGTATTTTCATTTCTGGATCGCCAAATCGTACTTTGACTACGTTACCATTCTCGTTTTTAACGTAGACAGCAGACTTCTTAGACTCGCCAGGTGTGCGGAAAGGTTTGTTAAGACGTATGTTGCGCTCAAGGCTTTTGCGAATGTTCGATTCACCAGCCATTACTTTTTACCTTTTTTCTTCTCAGCACCTTTTATCTTACCTTTGTTTACGGACGCGTAGAAAACTTCATCGCCTTTGTCCTTGCCGTAAAACTTTTCCATCGACTCGCGAATCTTGAGACCTTTCTTTGTGAGTGGCATTGCTCATTTCCTCTATAAGCATAGTCTCAAATAGTTTAGCATCGCGAGCTACCTTATCGTAGCTGGTTTTTTGGGCAGTTTGGTGTGACGCTTGTAACTCACGCCAAAATTGTTCAGCAAAAAGCTGTTTAACTGTTTTCTGAACTGTCATGACGCTCCACGTAAAGACCTTGTCCGCTTAGCGTTCGAACCTCTACCGCATCACAGTGTAAAACTTTTTCAATTAAGATTTTAGCCATTTCCTGCAACTCAACTTCGTAGTTGTCAGAGATGAGAGCGCGAATGTCTGGTCTCGGTTCGTAACTAAACCTGTAATCATCGTTTTGCCTGATGTGCAACGTAACTTCCCATTTGCCATCGCATATATGATGGAGCGAATACATTTTCATAGTTAAAAGCTGTAAATATCAGTGTTTAGTGCCGACTGCGGGACTCGCCAGTAAGGATTGAGAATTTTGTTGCCGTCTTTATCCTTGTCTATCCAAAACCTTTCTTGCTTAGCGTCTTTTCCTAAGATCCAGCCAACCAGCTTTAGGTTGGGAAACATTCCTACAACTAAGAAATAACGCCGGTCGTCTTTATCGCGAGGACGGACTACTAACGGGCCATGAGATCGTATACAGCTTCGAACTTCTAAGCTAACTCCGACGTCTGGAAGGGACCGATCAGTGCTTGCCACGTTACAGTACAGGCCGAAGACCTTAGCTACATAAGCTTCTGCCACCGCACCGTGAATATGGTGCGTCCATTCGTCACTGGTGATGTCGCCATTATTGTTCTTTGCGTTACGAGCAATAGCCCTAAATTGACGCTGTAGACCAGCAATAGCGGCGTTAAAAGCTTCCGATGAGTCAAGGGTAGGTAATCCGTCCATAAACCTCCTATGCGCAATTAAAACGGCAAATCATCATCGTCGTATACTTCATGCTTTGCCGCTGGTCCTGCTTTGTTTTGACCGCTTGACAGTCCTTCTAACTCGTTAAGTTCTCGGTCTGCCCGACGACTATCGCGCCATCCAGCTACTTCCTGGAGCAAATTAGCCAAAGCAACTAGATCGTCTGGATACCAATATTTGCTTTCTTTATATTCGTTGGTGGTTTTGTCCTTATATGTTTTGCGGATAGTGTAGCTATACCCACGCTCACCTTGCCACGCTGCTATGTCGATTCCTTTGTTGCGCCATGATTGTGCTGGTCTTGCCATATGCCTCCTAAAATGATTGCGTTACCTATCGCAACCTAGTACACTCTAAGACATGACACAAGACAAAAACGAATCAATTATTACAGCGACACCGGAAAAATATGTTCCGATAAAGGTTGTGTGCCAACACTTTGACATATCGGAAACGACGGTGCGCAAGCTGATAAAGAAGGGCTTGCCTCAAATTAAGGTGGGAATTGAATATCGCTTTAAGATATCAGAAGTGGAGCGCTGGTTGATTGAACAACAGAAATAAAAAAACCACTCGATACCTTGGCGGGAACTGAGTGGCTTTTTCAATGTATAAGAGTTTCCTCTCATGAAGAATAATATCAAAAAAAACCGCATTGGGATAGTGGACTTTGCGCTAGTTGACGCAGGGCTATCGCATCATGAAGCGCTTATTTATGCGTATGTGAAACGTTTCCAACGTAACAAGCGACCATGCTTTGCAAGCATCACTCACATAGCGGCGGAGTTAAGAATGTCAGCGCCGACAGTCAAACGACATATCAGACGACTTTTACACCTGCAATTTTTGACAGAAACAGTACGTGGGAGAGGTCGGTTTTTGACTACAAATGGGATCAAAATGATCCCAATCAAGAATAGGGATCAAAATGATCGGAATAGGGATCAAATTGATCACGATAGGGATCAAAATGATCCCGGTGATAGGGATCAAAATGATCCACTACCATTAAAAGTATTACCATTAAAAGATACCAATAAAAGTACCATGAATGATTCTAATATTGATTTTCAGAAGTTGAACACGTTTGCCGAGCGTTCTGGACTACGCCGTAGGTTCGGTGATGCCTCTAAAAGCCACCAGGATGAAGCCAGTGACACGAAGTAGGGCTAGGGTATGTCTCAGGGTGGGTAGAAAGCTATCGTTCAATAGCGTTCATCCTAGAGGCTTTAATGAAATGTTGTGATATTGGGTCAGAGTGTGTACATTGACAGGGCATGAGTTGTTGTCATGTCTCCATTCGGCCCTGCTCGGTACGTCCATGCCAAGCAGGGTTTTTTATTGGTACTGAGGCGGCAGGGCTCGAACCTGCGACACGGTGATTAACAGTCACCTGCTCTGCCAACTGAGCTACGCCTCATTCTGATTATTCTTCTCCGCTCTCGCCAAAAAGATCCGTCAGGTAATCTCTAAACCAAAACAGACCATCCCGTTGTCCCTGTTCAAACTCGCCTTTCGGTTCTCCAATGAGTTTATCAACTCTATCAATAAACTCATCAGCGTAAATTCTCAGCTGTCTCGCTCCGGCAACGAACGCAATCTGGTAATCGATTGCTTTTTGCGACCGATTAACACGAGGCGTAAATTCTTCCGCAAAATCGTGAGCGTCTTTTTCAATTTGTCCTTTAATGTCCATGATTTATGTACCATTTAATAGCTTTTTCTAATGCACCCTTAGTTGAGTCAGAATTCTGTTTTGCAAGTTTTTGAAACTCTACAAACAGGTCAATACGCACATATGCTGTATAGCGTTTATAGCCTTCAGGTGGTGCGTCGTATCTTTCTCTATTCGGTAGTTTTTTCATCTTCTTTCACTGCGTATCGCGTTAACCGCTCTAATCTAAATTTGGTTTTAAAGCGATTTTCAGAAATTTCTGTTGCACCGTTCTGCAATAAGTAATCCTTTATCGCCTCTCGTTTTAATGGGTCTACCTCGCCTACGTCATAGGTTGTTGGTGTCAGTTTCCCAACTTTTTCAACCTCTACACTTTGCTCAGTAACTTTTTCACCGTTTACGATCTCTCCAGGGATGCGACTCGTGCGCGGCTGAGGCTTTGCGCTCTTTACAGCTGCGTTGCCATCATCGTCTTCAGGAGCTATGCCACAGGCTGCCATGAGACTGTAGCGCCGCGCATAGGTAAGTGCCGACCCGAACCCTTGGGCATCTTGTTTTGTCGCTGGTACGTGAAGTTTACCGCACGATAGGGACTCTCCAGATTCGTGAATAAAGACCGTCTCAACTATAGCGCCATTGTCGCACATGTGCACCGTTTGAATCAGTGCGATGCCGTTATCGTTTAACGCGTCAACCACAGCTTCTACGCATGCTGATAAATCCGCATACTTTGAGCGAAAGTGAGGATTGGTGCTCGACTTTAACGCAGGTCCAAACGCCTTTTGAGCTTTTACAAAAGCAGAATAAATCGTTTTCATTATAGACCCCCAAAATAAAACACAGCCTCGTCAATTTGTTCTGCCAAACACTCTGGCGCTACTTGAGTTTCTGCCGCAATCTGATTCCATCCTTGCTCTGGCTCAAGAATCAATCTTTCGCCATCTCGCGTGGCTCTAACCCAGAATTCGACATCGTTATGTCGCATGAGGAGTTTCCATTCCTTTAGTGTCACTATGTCCATTTTTGTCTCCATTTTGGTTTTAACTTCAATTTTGCAAAATATTTTTAAACCTAAAAACGTTTTGCTTTCCTATTCATACTACTTCTACACCTATGAGTACATACTACTTCTTAGACTTCGGCGCAGGTGTCAGCACCACATCGTGCGCACTGTCCACCTGGTCAACGATGTAACTCACCTGGTGGAACAGACTGCGAGAGCATCCATAACGCAACGTTTCGCACGTCAGCGTATGAAATGACCTTTCAACGCCTGTTAATATTAATCCCAGCGTGACAGGTACGCCGATGATCGTCGCTGTTGTCAAAAACCAACTAATTGCTTTGCTCATTGTCTTTTGCCTCCTTTGCACTTGCGATTAATCCCTTACTTAATGTTTCCCATACACTCAATTTTTGAGTCTCAACCTCACGCTGTTGCCAATACGCCGTATTGCCGTTTGGTCGTGTAGTCTTAGCTTGCGCGACGGTGCCTATGACACCATCGTGGTAAGCTTTAATTCCCGCTGGCGTTCCGTAAATCAGCACACCATCTGACAACACGCCACAACCCGATAACAAACAACACAAAATACCTACGCTTAGAACACGCATAAAACCCTCCAATTAACGTCGTACTGCTTCCCAGCTAGTCGGAATTGACTAGCCTAAAGAACGCCACGTATGACGTTCTGAGGCTACTCATTTACCCAATACCCATGGCTGATCAGGTGCGCCGTTACTGTCATTCGGAACGACTTGAATCGTTCGTTGTTTATAGAATGGATCCATAAAGCCAGTAGCGGCGCGATATGGATCAAATTGTTGACGCTCTGTTTCTACGACCGTGTACCCGTTACGGTACGCACCGTCAGCGATGCCGTAATAGTTTGGTGGTGCAGGTACGTTGGGTACAACAGGCACAACCTGGTTAGGGACTAAGCCGGGTATGTCATCAACTGACCAGCTTTGAGCAAACGCGGTAATTGGGGTCAGTAGGGCTAACGTAAAAAGTAGAGGTTTCATAGTTAAAAGCTCCAAAAAGCAACCAGGATGAGGTACCAAGCTGCGAAGTTAGCGGCTGCGCATAAGAGTTGTAGGCATACTGTCATAGTCTTATCTCCATTCGTTAATCAGTCTAATCACTGACTATGATTACATAGTAATGGATAAGATGAACCCGCGCAAGAAAAGATTCAAAAAGATTATAAAGAATTATTTGTAAAGATTACTGACACTTAAAACGTATTCACAAGAAAAGTGAAAAAAAGTGAAGTTTCTGTTGAATAAAACCTATGACTCATCGTCGTACAGAACTATACAGTACAACTCATGCAACCCGCGACTAACCACGCTTTACCCAAGCACCAACACGCCTACCTAACTATGCAAACTTTGCATACTACGCAAAATATGCGTACCATGGTGATGATCTAGTGGTTACTTTCAACAAGTTATACTCCCTTATTGCTACAATTCTGGAGACACCACAGAAGCTATGACAATTAAAAGAGCTACAGCACTACGCGAAAAATATTGGGTGGGGAATTATCGACACGCAATGCCGTATCCTAAGTGCAATGTGTATCTGCGCGTCAGACAACACCTGCAAGCAAGTCAGACATACGCAGCTAAGCTAATAGGTATAACGCCTACACAATGGCGCTACAGAGAACGTAGCAAGCGTATGTATCACGTAGCGGAACTGCTATGTCTGCATGAGTTGAGTGGACTAGCTCCGCGTGAGTTTCTTAATTTGTTGAGTGAGTGCGCATAGTTATCTGGTATGGTCCTACCTTACGAGAACCAGAAAACTAATAAACTAAAAGCTAAGTACCTAATCCGATTAGAAAAGTATCGGGTAGAATTCCCTAATAGAGCTACGTTTTCGTTTTCAGTTTCAAATCGGAAACGCAAGGGTACCGGTTACATGTATATACCCTCTCCCCCAAAAATTTCCCGTCTATCATAAATCAAACACCATTATGGATGATGAAACGAAAGAGCTAGAAGTTTTACCACCTGTTTTGAAGGAGCGACCTCATAGTGTGAGTCATGTTCGTGACGAGGATTTAGCGTCTCAGGTGCGTGATTTAGGTAGGCTTGGGTTGTCGAAGGGCAATGCTTCGGTTGCTGCGCGCATATCGCCGTATGTTTTGGATAAGTATTATTTGGAGGATTATTTGGAGGGTGTAGCGTCGATGCAGAGAGGTTTAGCGAGTGTTGCGATAGCTGAGGCTATGAATGGGAATACTCCGATATTGTTGCATTTGTTAAAGACTAAGTTGGGATGGAGTGAGCAGCAGGTTATTGAGCATGTTGGAGAGATACGTGCTGTGGTTAGTAGTAAGCCGATGAGTAAGGATGAATTTGTACAAAAGTATCTGTCGAAGGATGAGGATACGTAGTATGTAGACATAGGCCAATGGTTCGTTAGTGGTGAGCGTTTTTGCTGTTTCCTGCTCCGGTACATGATTTGTGGTTAGGTCGAAGATTAACAGCGTCAGACTGCCAACATTGGTCTGTTTTATCTGCAAGAAGTGCGAGCACCGTGGGATTGGTGTGACTGAGAAGCCTTACATACAGTGCTTGCGGTGCAAGGCGTGGAACAGTTGTAGGTACAGTCGGATTACTTATAAGGAGTACGACTGGTACTGGAATAGGGAGCATGGAGAAGAATGGAAGAAGTAAAAACACCTGAGCAGATGGCAGAGGAGTATGCAGAGTTTGGGTTGCAAGGCGTACCAGATTCAATTCGCAAGCAGCAGCTTATGACAAAAGATAGGATGGCATTTCTCGCTGGCTACCAAGCCGCAATGAACTCCCCAGAAAAGCCGGATAGTTGCGAGCATATTCTCGACATGGAGAAGATGGTTGATGTGAACCCTTCTAGCGGTTGGATCAGCGTTAAGGATCGGCTACCGCCACCAGAAACAGAAGTTTTATGGTGGAATAAAACAGCGCACCAAGCAGGAGTTTCTAGTTGGGAATACAAGTCACATTGCAACGACACCATGATTTATTGGGGAGACGCTGGCAATGTTTCAATAAAAAACTTTACCCACTGGATGCCGCTGCCTAAGCCACCGGAGGAATAATGGGCATTGAACACCGCATGAAAGATGAGACAGAACAGGCCCGCCGGTGTCCCTGGTGTAATCACATCAGTACCGTTAGCGTTGTGGATGGTAAAGATTTCTACTTTTACTGCCAAAATCCTACATGTAGTGTGGAGCGGATTTATGGGGATAATGCGGTAATGACAGGTGGGTATGATCCAGCAGACCGAGAGATACTGTAAGTGTCCTGAGTGTGGGGCCGTGGCGGTAGTCGATAACGAAATTGAGCCAGGTGAGTTTGAGATTTGTTTAGAGTGCGAGGAAGAGATTGACCCACGGACTAACCCGGCTATTTGGGAGGAGTTTTGGGCTTACTGCCAAAAGCTGAAAAATGGATGATTATCTTGCGGATAGACGGATTGATGAAAACATCGTTTGGGCTCCGCAGTCCGGTCCTCAGGAGACATTAGTACATTGTCCCATCACTCTTATAGGCTACGGCGGTGCCCGTGGTGGCGGTAAGACTGATGGCGTATTGGGTAAGTTTGCTATCGTTCAAGAGCAGCTAGGCCAAGACTTTAACGCTATCTTCTTTCGTAAAGAGCTACCGCAAGCAGACGACCTTATTGAACGAGCGAAACAGATTTACCTACCTTTAAAAGCGCACTGGCAGGACCAAAAAAAGCAGTTTACGTTTTTAGGTGGTGGCAGATTACGGTTTCGTCCGTTGGCAGATGATGGAGACGCTGAGAAGTATCAGGGTCAAAACCTGAGTCATTGCGCGATAGAAGAGGCGGGTAACTACGGTGATCCATCGCCCATTTGGAAGATGTTTGGTGCATTACGCGGCAAGGGAGGCGGACAGGTAATTCTTACCTTTAACCCAGGCGGCATTGGGCATAGTTGGCTTAAAGAACTGTTTATTAGACCTGCGCCGAAAGGCATGAAGTTATTGCGTAAAGACCTGCCGAACGGTGCTGGCTTTGATTACATTTATATACCGTCCAGAGTACACGATAACCAAATACTGTTAGCAAAAGACCCAGAGTATATAAATCGACTACACATGGTTGGTAGTCCAGAGTTAGTTAGAGCGTGGCTAGAGGGAGACTTTGAGATCCATGAAGGCAGTTACTTTCCTGAGTTCAGTAGCAAGCATATCGTTAGTCCTTTTAACGTGCCTAAACATTGGCCTAGGTATCTTGGTTACGATTGGGGTTTTCGTAGTCCTTTTGCCGCTGTATGGGGTGCTGTTAGTTCTGGCAGGGATGACTCCGGCAATGAAGTCCAATATCCCAAAGGAAGCATCGTTATTTATCGAGAATTGTGGGGCAAAGGAGTCGATAACGTTGAGCAGGCAAATCGAATTGCTTCTCTCTCCGTCGGAGAAAATCCATTAGGCTATGCTGACCCGTCTATCTTTAAGCACGATGGTGGGCCAAGCATTAACGACCAACTTACCCAGGTTTTTGGAAAGTACAAACATCCACCGTTTCGAGCGGCTGACAATGATCGTTTGTCGGGTTGGTCTCAGATAAGACAAAGGTTGGTTAATAAACCACCATTGCTGTATATTTTTGCTACGTGTCCGTATCTCATTCAGACCCTTCCCGCTTTGGCCATAGACAAACGGAAGCCGGAGGATGCCGACAGCGCCGGTGATGACCATTGCATGGATGCGTTGCGCTACATGTGCAAAGCAAGATTGATAGAGAGCAGTTGGGAACAACCAGCTGAAGTCTTCAATAAAGGTGTTATTAAGTTACAAGCGTATATAGCGCAGATGCGCCAACAAGCCAGTAGGCCAAAAATATGAGTGATGAATCAGTAATCAAACGCTTCTCCGGTGCTTATTGGAAGAGTCAGATTAACCTCGCCTTAGAGCGCCGAAAGACGTTTATTACTGCGGCTGAAGAGTCTATCCGTGTTTATAACGCTCAGAAAGACATTGGTATTATGCGCGATACTGAGCGCCGTTTGAATGTGTGGTGGTACTGTGTAAACACTCTTCTACCAGCTTATTACTCTTCAACACCTAAAGCTGAAGTGACACTACGAAAACGCTCTGGTGGTACTTTGCACGAGGCATCCGCTGTTATTTTAGAGCGAAACATCCAATATCAGATGGACATGGAATTTAACTTTGACCAGGTTGGATACACCGCTGCTTTGCAATTTTTGCTTACTGGCCAAGCGGTTCTTTGGGCACGGTATGCTTTTGAATCAGAAGTCCAAAAGCAAGAAATGGTATTGTTTCAGAATCCAGACGGTACTTTGGTTGATTCTGACAATGAAACCTACGAGGGACCGACTGATATTCTTGTTGCTGGTCCTGGTAATACTCTGATCGTCCCGATGGATGTAGAGGTTAAAGAGGATGAGCGAGCAATCCTAGAGACAGTTCAGTATAACGATTACATTTGCTCTGATGCTCGTAACGAGTCAGAGGTAGAGTGGCGTGGTCGTAGAGCTTACCTTACCCGTGAACAAGCCGTTAATTTGTTTGGTGAGGACGTAGGTAACAAACTCAAGTTTGATAGTTTCCCAGAGGCGATAAAGAAAGACTTTAATCGTGACAGAGAGAAGTACGAAGGTAAGGCAGAGGTCTACGAGATTTGGTGCTATGAATCTGGTCAGGTTTACTGGATTCAAATGACTGGCGAGAAATCGCTACTCATGGAATCAGAGCCACCGATTGAGTTTGAGAAGTTCTACCCTTGTGTTGTTATTGCTCAAAGCCAAGACCCGGATTCTGTAATTCCAGTCTCAGACTACTCTCACGTTAAAGACCAGATCCTTGAAATCGAGAGAATGACCACTCGAATTCATGCGGTTACTCAGGCCATTAGAACCAATGCAACGTACGATTCTGCTATTGGTAGTCAGATTGAACAGCTGATGATTGGTGACTTAAAGATGGTCCCAACCATTAACTGGCCGTCGTATAAAGCTCGTGGTGGATTGCAGAACAGCATTGAGTTCATGCCCATTGCGCCATTCGTAGAAGCACTTGGAACACTACAGGCCGCTCGTCAAACAGCTTTAACCCAACTTTATGAAACACTCAAAGTATCCGATCTACTACGTGGTACCAGTGCCGAGTATAAGACAGCAACCGCAAACAGATTGGAAAATGCGTGGTCTTCGCTCGGTCTTATTGTTCGTCAGAACATGTTTACTAAGTTCATTTCTGACGGTATCGGAAATCTTGGTGTCATCGTTACTACGATGTTTGAAAAGAATAAGATCATGAATGTGGCTGATGCTCCACAGGTATTGCTACCTTTGGTGCCAGCAACACCGCCACCACCGCCACTAGACCCAAACATTCCACCAGAGATGCAGCCGTTACCACCACCGCCGATTGATCCAGCAATGATGGTATCTGCGATGGAAGAACAGATCATGGCTCTCTATCGTGATGACGATCAGTTTAACTACCGCATCCAAATTGCGTCTGACAGCATGGTAGCTATTGACCAAGCACAAGACCAAGCTGAAGGTGCGCAACTTATGTCTACGTGTGGTGAG